ACAATTAGTATTAATTCTAACAGTGCTGTTGAATCTATTTGGGCTGGCATCCCGGCTATCACTCTAGATAAACATGTTAGTAATATTGTTACTAGAAATTCATTATCTCAAATTAATGATCTTTATTATGGTTCGTTAGGCAATTGGTTAGCATGGTTAAGCTATTGTCAATTTACCAAAGACGAGCTTATGAACGGTACCGCACTCGATATCATTAAGGAATATCACAGTGTCTAATATAACTGCTGTGGCCTATTATGCTGGTATCCCGCCTAATAATCATAACATGGAAAAGCCGCAGATATTGAATTATTTTTGTCAAGGAGTTATTGCAGCCGGTGACACTGCAATAGCGCATACTGGAATGAATGCGATTCCTTGCGATGTCGCACTTATACAAGGGTTCGTTCACGAGCACGGAAAAACTGCACCGCATCTACAGTTAAGACAAAGTGCAGTGGATCTTCAGAAGAAATCAAATAAAAGATCGTTGATCGTAGATAGCAATCTGTTTCTGTACGCAGACAAATCTAACCCACTACACTATTTGAGATATAGTTTTGACGGAGTATTTCCGACTACCGGATTTTATTTTGATCAAGACATTGATTCCTCTCGCTGGTTAAAAATCAGCAAAGATTTAGGTATAAGTCTACAGCCTTGGAGAACACAAGGGACACATATTCTAATCTGCTTACAAAGAAACGGTGGCTGGAGCATGCGAGGATTAGATGTTATCGAATGGATGAATTCGACTATTTTAGAAATAAGAAAATACAGTAAAAGACCGATAGTTGTTAGAGCACATCCCGGCGATAAAAAAATTGGAAAATATTTAAAAGTAAATCACAAATCAGTATCATTAAGTACCAATGCCGATCTTAGAGAAGACCTGCACAATGCATGGGCCACAGTGGTCTACAACAGTAGTCCTAGTGTAGCCAGTATTATAGAAGGCATTCCTGCATTTTTAACAGATCCACAACCACAGCACAGTCAAAGTGTTGCAGTAGCTAATACCGATATAAGTAGAATAGAGGATCCGGTGATAGTTGACAGGCAATCGTGGATAGAACGATTGTCAATGTGTCATTGGAAATTTGACGAATTAAAATCTGGTGAAGCCTGGAACTTTTTTAAACAATACATATGAAAGATTATAAATGGAATGCGGTTTTCAAGCCGCTGATAGAGCAATACAAACCAAAAACGTTCTGTGAAATAGGATGCCATGAGGGATTAACACTCAAATCGTTGATCCCGTTCACTGAAGAGTTAGGATATAAAATAGAGTATGTCGGATATGATGCGTTTGAATTGGCAGATAGGCCAACTTTTGAATATCCTCAAAATCCCATCACAGGAGAAATGGAACACAATGGCAAGGAATCCGCATCTTACAACGTGATCAAAGAACGCTGTGATAAGTATGCTAAGAGGGAGCTATTAGAATCTTACAAATTAATCAAAGGGTGGACACATGACACATTAATTGGTCCACTAACTTTTGATATGGTGTATATAGATGGCGGCCATTCATATTCTACAGTCAAATGGGATTACGAACAGGTAAAAGATAGTAAGATAATAATTTTTGACGACACATATCCCGAAAAATTTCCAGGGGTGGCAAAATTTATAGAAGAATTAAAAACTTCAGGAATAATAGTAACAGAACTAATTGAAAAAAATGCTGAAGGAAAAATTATAATGCAATGTGCAATTATTATTAACGAATAGGAAAATAAATGAACTATCCCGTAACACCCACTGAATATCAAAAAGATTTATATCAACCCGAATGGTACGAACGTGATTTTTTCTATAGTCCCGATGGAATCCGAGAGTTTCCGGATCATCATTGTAAGATGACTTGGCTTACTAGTTTACCCTTTATTCAAGGCGTACGAAATGCAATAGATATTGGTTGTCGTGATGGTGAATATACTCGATATTTGTTCAATCATTTTCAACATGTGTATTGCTTTGATCCAAGATTTAGAAAATATTTTCCTTTTAATGTAGATCTAACTAAAATAACTCATTTTAGAATTCCCTTAGGAGATGGTCCTAATCCTGAAAGATTAGGAAGAGGTGCTGGTAAAAATATGACAGATAAAGTTTTTTATTGTTTAGATGATTTCAATCTGCAAAATATAGATTATATTAAAATAGATACTGACGGTTATGAAATGGCCAATATCAAAGGTGGTTTAAAAACTATTACACGAGACTGGCCTATAATAGTATTGGAAGTATTTTTTGAAAGAGAAACCTTAAAATATGTAACTGAAGAGTTAGGCTACAAAATTAAAGCAGTATGTCCCCGTGGATGGGATCACATTTTAGTGAAAGAATAGGAAATAAAATGAAAAAATTAAACAACGGGTGGATGGTACCCGATGACGATCAAAGAGTAACCCGGTTGCTCGAGCACGATCAGTTTATGCACGATCCCGAATATGAATCTAAATTTATGCAAGCAGTTATTACTCATTTGCCAAACAAAAGAACATTTGTAGATGTTGGAGCCAATGTTGGTATTTGGAGTTTGCCTATGACCAAACATTTTTCTAACGTGGTTGCCTACGAACCGTCAAAACAAAATATTGAATGTATCAAAGCTAATATTCCCTCCGGTATCGAACTGCGAGAAAAAGCAGTTGCAGATTTCAACGGTGAGGCTGAATTTTCTCAAGCTGAAAAAAACTGCGGAGATGGAAAATTAGTTAGAAACGGATTGCATCTAACACCGAACATTTATGTGGTTGAAGTTGTTAAATTAGACGAGGAAGAGTTAATAGATGTTGATATGATTAAAATTGATACACAAGGATGGGAATGGGATGTAGTAAAAGGAATGAAAAATATCATCGAAAAATATAAACCTTGGGTCATGATCGAAATCAACGAAGACGTTGATTTGTGCTGCTCCTTTATGGAAAATTACGGCTACGAAACAGTATCTCTCAAAAGTAAAAGAAACTTTCTTTGGGCGCCTAAAGACGGCCACAACAGTCCGGAAGATAAATCTATACTTAACAGATACTTAGGCCCAGGTCCGTACGCATTAAGATTCGGCGGTTAGGTGTTAATAACTTTCCAGGCATACCCGGATAATAATTCTTCTCTAGTAAATTGACAGTAAGATAAATGACAGAGCCAAGCTAGTTTTTCATCGTTGTCTGCTGGTTTAATATTTTCTATATCTTTTATTTGATACTCATATAAACTTTTTGTTGCAGAATGTCCTAACGGAATCGTTGGTATACTACACATAGCTGCTTCTACTAATGCATTTGATGAGTATCCTACAACACAATAGGTATTATTTTTAATAAAATCTTTAAAAGTATTAGTAATTGTTCTTTCGCTACGCGGCGCAGGCCTGGTTCTTATTCGTATATTACGATCTGAATATTTTTTAATTTCTAGAGTTGTCTTTTCTATCCATTCTTCCTCTAAACCTAGATTTAAAGTATGACATATCTTTCTATCAGGAGGCACTATTACAATATCATCTCCATGAGAAAAATTTTCTGTTGATAAATTTAATTTTTCCCATCGATCTGCTGGCCTATCTATTATTTTATTAGTATTTTGAAAGCCGTCCACGGTGAGGCGAAACACTGTTTTTCTTTTTCCGTTACCAAAATACGCACTATCAAAATTATAAAATGTTAATTTGTATTTTTCACAAATTTCTAACCACTGAGGTTTAAAAAACCCTGCCCAGCACACGGGCAGTGTGGTATTTGCATACATTTCTTCCTTGGTAACAAATTTTCCACCACTGCCTGTAGTAAATTCAGTAGCTCCGTAATCTGTACCTTCCACACATACAAAATTTGTCATTGCCAATATGCTTCAGTTCTTTGAACTTTTAAATCTTCAGGTTTGCTGCGACCTAATTTCTTTCGACCGCCTTTGAGGTGATCCAACCAAGCACCCCATTCGCTATTAATCAACGGGTGACCTTCACCTGTACTGCTTTGTGAGTGTGGCTTGAGATTATGTAGATGTGCTGCCCAATCCAGCTGCCGCATCTGGGGGAATTTTACTCTGATAGCATCAAAAACAAAACTGTCGTGCCACTCATCTAATTGAAAAATTCCCTGTTCGGCTTGATCATAGACTCTTTGAAATTCTTTAAGGAAAAGTTGAATGTTGGGAGATCGTAGGTTCATAGCATACAGGCCGCATTCTGAATACTTGCCCCTTCGCCCTAGGTAACATAACTCTGCATCTGAAGGAATCATTCTATATAGATCGTTCATAGTGATAGGACTGTGACAAATAGTATCGGCATCCATCCATATCAACATGTCGGCATCTGTTTCTTTAGCGCAGTCAAATATTGCATAAACTTTGTGTGCAAATCTAACAGCATGCCACTTAAATCCCTTACCCGAATCTTTTCTTTTGCTTCGTATTGGGTCAGCACTAACATCGCCGTTGGCTTTAGGAACATCTTTCCATTGATTTTTAAATGACATTAGCTCTGGAATTTCTTCTAGGCGTTTTAGTCTAACATGACTGTGGTCACGTATGGCAGGATTACACGCTTCTGGATAAATGTGTAAAATTACCTCATGAGGCCAATTTACGCAGAAAGTGTCGATCATTTTTTGTGCATATTTTTTTAAACCTTCTTCGTGGAAGGTAGTAACCACTGATATCTTCATCTATAATGCTCCCATACGTGAAAAATTCCTTGCAGACTGGTACATGCCCAGCCAGTATCGTACAACGGCTTGGCTATAGTGTTATCTATCCGAACCCCCCCTTCGACGAAAATTTTTGAATTATATTTTTTCCATATCACTTCTATTTTATCAAGATTGCACAGCTCACTGTGATCGATAAAGATTGACGCAATGTTTTGTATATGATCTAATTTAACAAAAGTTTCTTTGTAAACAAGATTTTTAGCTTTGATAGTCGGCCGGTCAGCACTGATCACAAACACGGTGTCGTATATTTCCACAACCTGATCTAAAATTCCAAAAGCCGATCCTAGCACTAGGGCATGAGCGTGATCTCTTGAAAGTTTATGCAGTCTTTTTTGGAATTTGTTCATCGTCTATAAATATACAGCAACATTAACTACGTAGATTATTTATTAAAATTATGCGCTTCAGATTATATCGAGAATACGGTGCTTTGAACAGTCCCCCAGTGTTTGATGCCATAGAACATGGGCTGAGACAACGAGGACATGACATTGTTGCCGACAACGAGGACGTTGCAGTGATATGGTCGGTGTTGTGGTCAGGAAGAATGCGACAAAATAAGCAGATTTATGATAAATGCCAACAGCAAGGCACGCCTGTAATGATAGTAGAGGTGGGCAATCTAAAAAGAGGTGAAACTTGGCGCATCAGTCTTGACCATATCAACAATCTTGGTAAATTTGGCAACAACATCGACCTCGACACGAGTAGGCCCGAAAAATTAGGTGTTAAATTACAGCCGATTGCTACAACACGTCGTGGCGAAATACTTATCGCCTGCCAACATCAAGAAAGTCTTCAATGGCAAGGCATGCCTGCCATGAAAGATTGGGTAGCAGACACTATTGAAAAAATAAAACAGCATACTCATAGAAGAGTTCGTGTGCGATATCATCCTCGATCATCATTTCCGTTCAAGCAGTCTGGAGTAGAGGTTGAACGACC